AATATTGCTACTTTCATTCTTCGATAAATTCCATTAGATCAGAATCTTTGATCTTTCGTTTGTTACTGATTACTTGCTTCTTGTAGACATTGAGTTTTTGATCTTTCTCTTTGACATCGTCGATCCTGCGTCGAAGTCCATCTACAAAGTTCTGAACAATCTTAGCAACTTCGGGGTCTTCGTCGGGATCAACCATAAACTCGTGTAGTCCACTCTCTGCGATATATCGAAGTTTGAGATCCTGCTGCTTCTTTTCCTTCTGAATACGACGCAAAAATGCGAACCAAGAGATCTGGGTGAAATACCCAAAGGCATTAGGATTGCCTCCCCTAGTTGCTGCAGTGGGGTCAAAGTTGGAGAGTGCCTTGAGGCAGTTCTCTACTCCATCCATTACCATTTCTTCTCGATAGGTGTACCGCACAAAGTTAGACTTGTGAGACAACCTTTCGTTGATCTTGAGAAGACTCTCTGCGAGATAGTTGGGAACCATGGGATCTGGTTCGTCTCTTTCTCGACATGCTCGCACTTCTACACAATACTCGATAACAGCATTAGTGAAATCTTTGTTGTTGACATAATGCGGTCGTTCTCTGGGTGGAATCTTCTTAGTTGTCATGCTTTACCTCTAGTTTAGATACTCTATTATACACATACAGAATCAAATGACAACTAGTCCTCTGTAAGCATTTGCGGGGACTTCTTGGGATTGAATGCAATGACATTTCCCACAGTAGAGTCCTCTTCTTTATTTGTCATCTGCGCAGAGATCTCCTTGATCGAATTCTTGTACTGCTTGATAACAACTGGGGCAGGATCAGAGACAGTCATTATACTTCCAGGATTTACTGTCGTTGCCTTCGTTAGATCGTCAGTGTAAGAAACCATTGGACGAAGAATGTAGAAGGATCGATCTTCCTCAAGGTCATCTCCGTACTCTGGCAAAACTTCCATTTGAAGGAGATAATTCACTTCAATGTTATCTTCGTCCCAGTGAAGGATATTTGCGATTGCTTCCATGCCATTTGCGAATCTTATCTGTTGTATGTTCTCTATATCTTTCATAACACAACCTCGTGAATTTTGTAGTTAAATTTCTCTTTGTCGTAGATTTTCATTCTTGCGGCGGAGTGTTTGAGGGTGAAGTTTCCTTTTGATCCGACTTGTAGGTTGTCGGCAATGTCGACAAGATGGGTGTCCTGCTTGTTGTCTGCCTGTCTAAGTCCTCTACCGATTGACTGTAGGACACGAACTTGGGATTTGCTGGGTGAAGCGAAAATAATATTGTGTAGGTTACGAATGTTGATGCCAGTACTGAAAGTGCCGAGAGAGGCAACAATAATAGCATTTTCAGAACCTTCGACAAGGGACCGGATTGCTTCTCTGTCTGTGACTGCTGTTTGTCCGTGGACATAATAAGTGTTCTCGTTTTTTTCTTTTATCATTTTGAATAGAGGTTCACCGTGTTTCTCCACGAACTGGAATAAAACAAGAGTGTTGCCTGTTTGGGTCAGGGACAGATTACGAATCAATGTGTTACGAGGTTCATGTGTAACAATGAAATCGACCTCTTCCTGATATGTCATGTCCTTTACTTTGTTCTTTATCTCATCGGAATACTGCAGCAGGAGGACATCGATGTTTAGATTTGCTAGTGTACCGTCTTCCTGTAGGTCACGAGTGAAGGTAACTCGTTTGCTTGGACCGAATAGTCCCTCCAACACCAGTTTGTTTACCTGAGACCCGTCCAGAGTACCAGTGGTGCCGATACGATAATCTGCCTCTGTGCACTTATCCATCAGAGTGGTCAGAGACTTTGCCTTAAATAGGTGGACTTCGTCTCCGAAGACACAACCAAACTGCCCGAACCAGTCTGCCCCTAGTTTGTAGACCGACTGCCAAGTTGTGATAACGACTCTTTTGTCTGTTACCTTATCCTTGCCAGAGTAGATTTTGTGTGCCTCTTCTTCAGCATCAAAACCATAGTCACTGAAGTCTTTGTGTAACTGCTCTACGAGTGAGGTGGTCGGGACAACAATGAGTATCTTCTTTTCCCACTCTTTCTCGAGATACCATCGCATGAGATTGTAGATGATAAACGACTTGCCCGATCCTGTTGGAGAGAGAAGGATCGATCTCTTCTTCTCGATAGCATGGGTCACTGCCTCATATTGATAATCCCGCAACTCGAAGGGTGCGTCGAAGGATGCGATCTGCTTTACCAACTTCTGGTGGTCGACTACATTCTTCTGACTGGGGATTCCATACTTCGACGGAGACATCTTCACATGGTAGTGTCGGTCAGCAGCAAACTTGCAGAGTTTGGCGTATAGACCTGTGTTCATCTCACATGTCAGTGCGTTGAACAACCTGATTTTACCGTCCCATTGGCGTCGACGGTATGCGGGCATAAACTTGGCACCTGGAACCATGAAGGAGAAGTACTCAGACAACTCCAGTCGAATTCCTTCGTCGCAGACCACTGCCATATAGGAGTGACTCTGCATTTGGACAGTAATAGTTCTATTCATAAAAATGCTTCCAGACTACTCACGGAAGATTCGTAGTTGGTGCAGAGGAGTTCCTTACGGTCTTTCTGTGCTTCTTTGTATGCCTCTGACTGATTGTTCATAGAGTAAGTGAGATCCCACTCTGTCTGATTCCAACCTTCGAATAACTTCCTGATGTTTTCGTTTGAGTTATAGGTAACCATCATCATACAATCGTGATTGTTGAGATGCTCGGCAAACTCGACATGGTTGAATCCTTTGTGCATTTCACCCTTGCGTCCATAGAGACCTTCACCGTCTCCTCCACTCAACAAGTAATCTTTCTTGAGGTCATAGGGAGGATCGAGAAACACGAATGTGTCGGGGTCGTCAGTTAGGAGTTCACCATAATCAATGTTTGTTATCTTCCAATTACTTATAAGTCGAGAATAGAAGAGTAAACCGTTGATCAGATTCTCGTTCCAGTTGCCTATTGAAGACAACTCAGAGAAGGAAGAGGACTCGGTCAGTCCGGAGAAGGAACATCGATTAATGATGTAGAATCTCCATGCTATCTCGAACTCATCTTTCTCCTCGAGGATCTCCTCTCTGAGTCTCTCGTGCAATTCCTTTGCCTTGGTGGTACTATCGTACTCCCTGCGTTTTTCGAGCACGAGAGAGTGCATTCTCTCACCCTCATCTCGGAGAGACTTCCAGAAGCAGTACAGGTTATAGTACTTGTCATTGACCCAGACAGGAGTGTTGGGGTGCCTCTTCGAGAATGCAACGGCAGGAGAACCACCACCAAGGAATGGTTCTCGATACTCTTTGATTGGAGTAATTGGCATATTCTCGTCAGAGAACAGAAACTCCATTGCTCGGGACTTGCCTCCAGGGTATCTGAGAGGACTTCTCTTTATTTTATAGGGATCACGCACCTGCTTCGAACTTCCTCACTTCAATAATATTTTTGATCGTCTGATGTCTCCACTTGAGTCCATCAACAATCTCTTTCAGTGTTTCGATCATAGTCTTGTAATAGGTTATCTTTGCTTCACTCTCTTGAATCTCTTTATCTGACTCATAGTAATAAGAGAGATCGGACTTCATCATCTTGAGACCATCGAAGGGATCATGAGACCAACCATACTTGTCGATGTCTTCCCCAGATAACTTGCCATTATACCACAGGAACTTATCCCGAAGCAAGATTGCTTGTGTAGTCTCGGATCTCTTCAGCAAGAGTTTTGCTTGAGTCAGATAGTTTAGATATTTGGCGTGTAGTTTGGGAGTTTCCTGCGATGCTGTGTCGAGTCTATGCCCGATCTCGCAGTCTTTCTCCCACTCTTTGAGTATGCCTTGTAAATCCATAATTTATAGTTTCCACAGTATGTACTCTATTATACACAGACAGAATCAAATGACAAGGGGTAATTAATCTCGGTACTCTCTGGGAACTCCACCAGAATTGTTTCCCTTCACAAATGTGAAGTAACTGAATCTGAAAGTCACAGGAAATGTAACAAAATCGACTCCCTGATTCTGAGCATCAAACTGAATATCCCCCACTGACACAGGAATAGAGTCGATGTACTTGAAAGTGATGTTTGGATTGTTATGTGCTGTGAGAGCATGAATATGGATATCTGCAAAAGTGGGGATCCGATGTGGTTCATCACTCTGTTCTGCGATCTGCTCTTCATTCACCAATCGAAGCATCCAGTCATACATCTCCTGATAAGCAACAAAGTCAGCATCTAGAAGAACATCCATACTGAGTTCACTGTAGGTCATAGTATTTCCAGGCATAGGAACACTACCGATTCTTCGGAAGGAAGTCTCGTTTGCCGAGTTTTGTGCTCCAGGGTGAGTTATCCTTGTTGTGAAGAACTGCAAGTTTTTGTAGTACTTGCTATTGATCACAACTCGGAAACCAGTTGGTTGGAAAAAGTTGAAATCTTCACCGCATGTTAGGTTAGACATGATTCTTCTCTATTGTCATAGTAGATCTATTTAGCCGACTTTTTGG